ACTTCGACATTGCCGGTAGACTGCTGGTACGAAGGATTACGGCCCTGTTTGATATGCTGATAGGCTTTATCATGGGGCTTGACTGGGGACTGGTTGCAAAGTCCATAGGCGACTTCCTGAGAGGCGCGTTTGACGAGGCGGCTGAATGGCTGGCAAGTACGGACTTCGCTTCGCTTGCTCGAACGCTGAGTGATGCGGTGAAGAAAATCCTTGACCAGTTGATCGACGCTGCGAGTCATATTCCTTGGGAAGAATTTGGCAAGGCCATAGGTGATTTCCTGACGAATGTTGACTGGTGGGGTATCTTCACCAGAGTAGCAAAGCTGATTTGGGAGATTATGAAGGGCGTTATCAAGGGTGTGTTCACTACGGACGGTGGACGCATACTTGCGGGCGTATGGCTGCTGTTCAAGAGTCTGTCCTTGGTTCCCGCGATGCTTAAATTCATGGCGGCAAAGGCGGCTCTGCAATGGGTCATGGCAATGATGAACCCGATTACGGGTATGCCGGGACAAGTGGCCCAGACGGGACAACTACTGCTACCTGCTGGTAAGAACCTTGTCGGCGCACTGACCAAGGGTATTCTGATGGGCGTGGGCGGCATTGCCGCTGCGTTCTGGGGTATCAAGGACGCGCTAATGAACGGTTTGAACTGGCTGAACGGCATAGTGATACCTGCGGGTACGGCGTTGGCTGGCGCGGGCGTTGGAACGATTATCGGCTCCCTCGAAGGCCCGATAGGGGCTGGCATGGGCGCGATTATCGGTCTGGTGGTCGGCGGGCTGATTGACCTCGGTATCGCAATCAAGCAACACTGGGGCGAAATCTCCGCATGGATAACCGATAAGTGGACGGCGTTCACGGACTGGGTATCGAACGTGTGGGGTGGCCTTACCGAATGGACTTCTACCACTTGGACGAACATAAGCAATGCCGTGTCTACGGGCTTCGGTGCTGCGGTGGACTGGGTGACTCAGGCGGCTACCGACGTGGGAACGTGGGTATCGAACGCTTGGAACACCATTGCGGAACAGACTTCCCTTACTTGGGAGAATGTAAAGCAGATGTCCATTGAAGAATGGGAGGCTTTGAAGGTCGGAGTCAATCAGGCGGTAACGGACGTTGGCAACTGGATAAGTACGACTTGGACGAACCTTATGCTCTGGACTGCCACGACATGGCTGAATATCCAGACTACGGTGACAACCTTGTTCAATAATGCCAAGACTGCCGTTGTCAATGCCGCGAACGAAATAGGTCAGTGGATTTCCACGACTTGGAACGACATTACTACTTGGACTACTACGACGTGGACGGAAGTTAAGACAACTGCGACTTCTTTGTTCAATACCGCGAAGAAGAACATTGTCTCGACGGCGAACACGATGAAGTCCAACCTGTCCAGCACTTGGAACAGTATCAAGAGTACGGCTTCGAGTGCATGGGAGTCCATTAAGTCTACTGCGGTAAGCAAGTGGCAAACCCTGAGCAGTACGCTTTCCCAGAAGCGGAGTTCTCTGAGAACTACGCTCAGTAGCTTGGACTGGACGAGTGTTGGTAGGAACCTTGTTGAAGGTCTGATGAACGGTGTGGGCGGTGCGTGGAACGCTCTTGTTGAAAAGGTGAGAAGCCTTGCAAACAGTCTGATTGCTCAGATCAAGAGTTGGTTCGGCATAGCCTCTCCTTCTAAGGTATTCGCTGAGATCGGTGAGTTCTTGGACGCAGGTCTGGAACAGGGTATCGAATACGGAACCGGCGACTTGCTGGCAACGGCAAAGACTCTCGCCAATTCCGTTACGAACGCGATGACTCCCCAACTGCCGTCCCCCGACGTGTGGGCTGACGATTACAGTAACATTCTCGGTGACACGGGATTGACGCTGGAACAGGAAGAACCGGCAACCGGGGACTACGGAGAGGAAGGGAACGGCTATCTGGCGGGTATCGCTCAGGCTGTGGAACAGATGTTCTTGTTCATGCGCGAGAATAGCAACAACCAGCAGGGCGACTTGAAGGTGGTCATTGACGGACGCGAAGTGTTCAACGTGGTAGTCGCGGAGAACAATAGAGCAATTCAAAGGACGGGCGCAAGCCCCATAAGGGTGTGATAAATATGGCTGTTGGAAAACTGGCAACGAATGGTTGGTGGGCTGTCAACGGCACTCCTATTTATACACCCTCTGAGGTCGAAATTCAACATGACAACATGGTGAGTTCCGACACCGGGCGAACCGAGGATGGCGGTATGCACATTACTTGGATTCGGAGTGACCTGAGAAAAGTCAACATGACCTTCAAGTACCTCACTGGCAACGAAGTGAACATGATGGTCAATCTGATGCAGGGTAAGCAGTTTACGTTCACCTACTACGACAACGGGCTTGTGAGCATCACGGCGTATGTGGGTAAGAACAGTTATAAGCAACACAACCTGACCTTGTACGCAGACGAAGGAGGTTTGTATACCGACTTCAAGATCAATGTCATTGAAATGTAGGTGGTTCTATGTATGCGGTATCTGACGCTTATCTGGAACAGATAATGAGTCAAACGGCTGTAACCAACTGGTACGGCTCTATCAGAACCACAATCGGAACGGTGTATTCCTTCGACCTCTCTACTATCGTGGAGGGGTCGGGGAAAATCACCCGGCAGATTTGTACAGGTGATGATATTGAGATCGGAACTACCTGTTCCTCGGAGTTGGCTATAAGCCTGTATCTGGGGCAAGTTGACCGCTACGAACTGTACGGGGCGAAGATGACGCTGTTCTTCCAACTGAAAGTCGGCAACGGCTGGGAGGAAGTACCCATAGGCGTATTCGGCATTACGGAACCGCCCGAACGCAGTCTGGACGTGGTATCTATCCATGCCTACGACGCGATGATGAACTTCAACAGGCAATGCGGTATCAACCTGCAAGGCAATCCCTTCTACCTGCTGTCCTACGCTTGTAATGCCTGTGGCGTACAGCTTGGGTCTACGCAGGAGGAAATTGCCAACTACACGAACGGCACTGTAGATACATACACCTATCCTGAGATAGAGATATATACCTACAGGGATTTGGTAGGGTACATCGCACAGTATCTATGCTGCTTCGCCTACATCGGCGTGGACGGCAAGCTGTACTTGAAACCTTACAGTATGGAAGTGACCCGCGAGATTCCCCCAAACTGGCGTTTCGAGTACAAGCCGAAGGGTTACGAGGCTTACTACACGATGCTGGACGCTTACTTTGCGGTATCTCAGGAAGTGGAGTCGTATTCTCTGGGACGAACGGGCTTGACCTACAATCTGGGTACGAACCCGCTGATTCAGTTTAATGCGGATGACCTGAGAAGGTCTGTGCTGATGAACATACTGAACAAGCTGTCCGAGATTACGTTCACTCCCTTCACGGCGCAAGTTCCCTGCGACCCGGCATTGATGATCGGTGACACGCTGAACTTCATCGGCAATCATGCCACTGACGGCAAGCTGTCTGCCATTACCAAGCAGGTAATCACCATCAATGGCGGCATGGAACTAAGCTGCGCGGGCAGCGACCCGAACCTGAACGTGCTGACCAACCGGGAAAAGCAGATGCAGACCGCCTTGACCGGCAACGACAAGGACGGCATGTACTACTACGACTTCGCCAACGCTCAGGAGATTGAGATTCCAGACGGCGGCAGCGAGGTAGTAATCAGGTTCGAGTACATCACCAAGAAGGAAACCCACATTGACTTCCACGGCGAAATCAAGCTGCTGGTGGACACCACGGAGGAATACGACGAGGACACCGACACCTACACGGAAGAAGATGGGGTGATCTATGTCACCTACATTTCTGGCGGCGCGGAGGTCACGGAGTATTACCCGATTGACAGCTTCTTCGACGGACTTCACCTGCTTCATCTGGTGTATACATGGTGGGCTTCGGCAAACATCGTATCCACCTTTGAAGTGCGGATTCGCTGCATGGGCTGTTCAGTGGCGATTGAGCAGGGCGCGTCCCGTGGCTACATCGCCGGTATCGGTCTGGAAGGTGACGGTGCTTGGGACGGCAGCGTTCGTATCTATGAAGATTTCGCGCCGATTGATTTCAGTATCATTCGGAAGGACTTCACCGAGACGGTTGAGACGCAGTTCCCGACCCCGAAGCAGAACCAGTTCCTTGAAACCGTGGCAAAGAGAAATTTCTTCTCTACCATGCTCAAAGGCATTACTGATAGCGTGACGGGGAGTCTGCTGCATCGCTTCACGGTGCTGTGGAACGACAATGACGTTGTTACTGACGGCACACATTCCGAGAACGGCGTGTGGGTGAACGACAACCCGTATGTGGACGGAACGCTTACTACCCCGACAAAGGACGTGAGTACCATTGTCCGGGTGACTTCCCACCATGCGGAGTCGATGGGCGACGTGACGTACCTTGCGTCGTTCGACGGCGGCGAGACGTGGTACAGCTATTCGGGTGGCTGGGTGCTTTACACCGAGGGTCACGGCATGGCTGAACCCGTAATGAGTGCGATTCCTCAGAGTGCATGGGACGCGATGCTGAACGGCACTATCACAATGAGGGCGATTCTCGAAGGTGACACGCAGTTGCGTGACATTCAGATTTATACGGAGGTACATCAATGATGAAAGGACATACTAAAATCATTTTGACCAACGTAGAGACGGGAGAGCAGGTTGTCCATGAGGACGATAACCTGATTACCAAGGCGATTGACAAGATCATCAACATCAACATGGCGATGAACCTTGCGCCGAATGACCGCCTGTTGCCTATGGCGACAAACGCCCTTGGCGGTATCATGCTGTTCGACGGGGAACTGACGGAGAGTGAAGATAACATTCACTTTCCGACAGAAGCCCACCTTGTCGGCTACGCAAGCACGAATACGAACACGTCTGATAAGTTTCGTGGTTCGTGGAACAGCGTTGAGTCTGGCAAGACCGAAAGCGGCTATGTGTCCGTGTGGGATTTCGGCACGTCTCAGGCCAACGGCACGATTAGGGCGGTTGCGCGTACATCTGTTCACGCTGGACAGAACCCGCTTTTCTACTACCTGAGTCCGACCAGAGGACGTACAAGCTGCGGTGCGCCCGCTACCGACACCGGCTGGGTTCCCATTCGCTATGACGGCACGTACCTGTATATGCTGAAAGGCAATAGCAACACCCACCAGATGCGGCTTGCCCGTGTGAAGATTCCCATGCTTCAATTCGGTGTTGCGGACTACTCCGACGTGGCGCGTACCTATGAGGTCATTGCCTCTTGGGACACGCTGGTAACTACCTATAGCTGGTGGTACTACCAAGATCATCACGACGTAGCGAATGAGCAGTATGTGTATGCGGATGACCCCAACATGTACGAGGACGGCGGCGACGGCAAGCTGTACTGTGTTTTCTACGGCCCTACGAAGCAGTACACCGAATACCCGTATGACATTACCTACTTCACGATCAACTACGGCGACGAGTCCTACGACAAGTCTGAAACGATTCGCCTGAACTCTGGTACGTCCTACTGGACTGACTACAGCACGTACAACATGTACTATACGGGACATTACAGAGGGCATGTCAACAAGGGCGTGTTGTACAGAATAAGTAATAACCGCAAGGTTATCTATATGATTCCGCTGGATAATGTAGCGTCGTACTCCGCTGTCCGTATTCTGTCCGACGATACTTCCGATTTTGTGGAAGATTTGTGCAGGGTGAAGCCCCACAACGGCGGTATCTACTTTGAGGTATACCACTATACCACAAGCAGTTATAACCGGCAGGACGGTATTCTGTACCCGGACGGCGTGTACGTGTTGCCCGGTTCCTACACGTCGAACAACGACCACGGCGATAGTGCCTACACTGAAAGCCGAACAGTGGACGATGACCTGACGGTGTTCGGCTACTACGGCGATGTGTATGTGTACCGGGGCTGGGCTGCGAACTACCTTGGCACGATCAACAACCTTGCGTCTCCGATTGAGAAAACGGCGGCGCAGACCATGAAGATCATCTACACCCTTACTGATGTGGAGGGATAAGCTATGCCGAACATCATTGATTCCGGGCAGGGCTGGGCGGTAGACGAGAGTTTTTTCAAGAACCAGCGGGGCAATCTGTGTACCGTAAGCGGTAGGACGTTCTACTCCTACCGCGACGGCCCGATTATCTTTGCCACGGTCTACCTGCCCTCCACGGGATATACCGGCCCGGTAATCCTGTCCACGAACCGCGACCTTGTGGCGTATGAACCGGGAGGCGTGGTGGCGCAGGGTAGGTTCGACTACCTCAGCTTCACATGGTATATCACGTCGTTCTCCTATTGGATGCCGGGGAACCAGCCCGACACCAGCGGCCTTTCGCAAAAGCTGGTAGTTGACAAGACCACGGCTGCGGAGATCGGCATTGCGATTCTGAAAGCGGCAAGCGTGGTTCCCACGGAGTACGCAAGAACCAGCACGACGAAGATTTACTACAACGGCAGTTCCAAGGTAATCAAGCGTCTGTGTCAGATCATCAACAGCGTGGCCCGTCTGGGAACCTCCCATACCACGGCGTTCTACGGCGACTTGGGACAGGAGGCTTACGAACATTCCCAGATCATCGGCAACGCCCACGGGCTTACGGCAGATGACCTTGGGTTGGGGAACATCAATAACCAGATGCGCATGGTGCTGGACGCAATCGGCGCGGTGGACTCTTGGGTATCGTATGATTCCGAACTGACCTACTTTATCGACCATGACACCGGCGATTACCTGACGTTCAAAGTAGCGTCTAACCTGCTGGCATGGCATTAGGAGGGATGGCACTATGGCAACCAAGTACATATCCGACCTTACAAGCGTCACTACGCTGTCGGACACCGACGTACTGGTGATCGACGATGGCGAACACAACTACAAAATCGCGTGGTCGGCAATCAAGGCCCTGCTGGGGACGGTGACGAACCTGACCGCTGACCCGAACACGGGCAATATCACTATTACGCTGGCGAACGGCAGCACTCTCACGGCGAAGCCCTCTGACCCGCAGAAGCAGGACAAGTTGACCTTCGACGATTCGCCCACGGCTGGCAGTAACAACCCCGTGAAATCCGGGGGCGTGAAAACCGCGCTGGACGATAAGCTGAACAAGACCGACTACGTGCTGTTCACCGGCGCGACCCAGAGTGGCGCAGGTGCGCCGGGTATCGTCCCGGCTCCCGCAAGCGAGGGCATGTACCTTGGTTCTGGCGGCGCGTGGGAAACCCCGGACAGTACGCCCACGGCTGGAAGTGACAAGCTGGTGACTTCCGGGGGCGTGAAGGAGGCCATTGACAACATTGAGATTGATGTGGACTCCGCGATGTCCGATTCTTCCGAGAACCCGGTTCAGAACAAGGTTATCAATGCGGCCTTGAAAGCCGGGACGAAAGCCACGAAAGCATTGCACCTTGGGTTCTACTTGGACGGCAACGGTGATTTGTGCTACGACGAATAAAGGAGGATGACTTATGAACGTACTGGACAACACGACCTACAAGGGTGAAGAAAGCAAAACCCGCGCTGTGCTGCGCGAAATCCGCAATGCCCTCATGCCCCGCGAGGCGGGCACGATCTACGGATTCCACATCGACAGTTCCGAGGGCGACCCTGCCGCCTGTGTGACCTACCTTGCCGACGCTGTGGGTATGACCCCGGTTCAGATGAACTTTTCCACCGGCAAGTTCAACTGGGGTTCGTGGCGCGACGCTTTCTTCCTGCCCCGTCCCTGTATGTTGAAGTACGACGGCACTGTGGACTACTACCTTGACCCCGACGATTACACCAAGAAGTACGACGGCGTGACTCCCTCCGACGTTGCGGACGATACCTACGGTGGCAACGCAATGATTGAGTGGGGGCAGGAAGGGAAGAAAATCTGGTACAAGATCATTCCCGACTCCGACGATAACACTTCTGCCACGGTGTACATTGCCGACTATCAGGTGGACGAGGACTATGTGGCGTGGTCTTTCATCAACAATCAGGGCGAAATGGTTGACCACTTCTACACCCCCGCTTACAACGGCACTCTGGACAGCGCGGGACGGCTGCGCAGTATCAGCGGCAAGGGCTATGCCTCCCTGTGCCAAGGCAAGACGGCGGCTCAGGAGATTGCCGCTGCTGAACTGAACAACCCCGGCTCCGACAAGCTGTGGTTCACCGAGGTTTACAGCGACGTGATTCTGATTGACCTGCTGTTGATTCTGATGGGTAAATCCCTGAACACTCAGGCGGTGTTCGGCAACGGGCGTATCAATCAGGCTTCGGCTGCGGCAAACATGATCGGCACTGGCACGATGGACACTCGCGGGCTGTTCTGGGGTAGTAACGGCAATAACGATGGCGTTAAGGTGTTCGGCATGGAAAACTGGTGGGGCAACCAGTGGCGGCGTTATGCCGGTCATATGCTGATCGACTTTATCCACAAGTACAAAATGACCCGTGGCAAGCAGGACGGTTCTACCGCTGAGGACTACAACATCACGGGCAGCGGCTACCTGACCGGCGCGGAGGCTCCGCAGACGAACAACTACGTTACAAAGATGGAGTTCGACGCGAACCAGTTTGCGACAAAGGCCGTAGGCGGTTCTTCCGCGACGTTCTGGTGCGACTACTGGTATCAGGCAAGTGGAACCCGATATGCGTTTCGCGGCGGTATTTGCAACAACGGCCTCAATGCGGGTGCGTTCTATGTCTATCTGTACCACACGCCGTCGGCCTCG